ATTTACTGAGATTGGATTTCTTGAAAATAAGACCATGATCTATACCTTGTTTACTTTATCGGACAATCTAAAATGAAAATTTGTATTTTAAATATTGCCACCAACAAGTATATCCAGTTTGTTGAACAACTTCTGGAATCTGTTGAAGAGAACTTTTTGAATGGTCATGAGATTTCTGCTTTGGTTTTTACCAATCATGAGATCGAAGAAGTATCTGATAATGTAAAAATTTCTCAGATTGAGCACGAACCTTGGCCAATTCCCACCCTGAAAAGATATCATTACTTTGTAAAAGAGAAGGAATATCTTTCTCAGTTCGATTACATCTATTATATGGATGTAGATATGCGAATTGAGGGAAAGGTTGGTGAAGAAATTTTTGGTGATCTAGTTGCAACTCAACATCCTGGATTCTGGTGGAAGGATAGAAATCAATTCTCTTATGAACGTTGCACTGATTCTACGGCATATGTTTCGCAGGATGAAGGAAAAATGTATTATGCTGGTGGATTCAATGGCGGAAAACCTGAACACTTTTTGAAGATGGCAGAAACTATTGTTGAGAATGTTGAAAAAGACTTTGAGAAAAATTTGATTGCTGTATGGCATGATGAATCTCATATGAATCGTTATCTGATTGACAATCCCCCTACACTAGAACTTACTCCTTCATATTGTTATCCTGAGAATGTTCGCTTCAACCCACAGGGATGGCATGTTCCATTTGAACCTAAGATTGTTGCTCTCGATAAGAATCATAAGGAGGTGAGAAGTGAAAGTTAAATTGACTGATATTCCAGTTTATTATGTGAATCTGGAAGGAGAAGATGTAAAGAGAGAAAATACTGAATCCATGTTAAAGAACCTTGGATTCAAAGAAGTTCATCGGTTTGATGCAATTCGTCATGATGCTGGAAGAATCGTTGGATGTGCCCGATCTCATCATGCTATTCTCAGTATGGGTATTAAACCTCCATTTATTATCCTTGAAGATGATTGTGCTATCAACAGAAAGTTTAAAAATGAGATAGTAGTTCCTGATGATGCTGATGCTCTTTATCTTGGTATCTCTCACTGGGGAAGATACATAGGACACTCTGGTCCTTTCGTTCATACTACAAAGGTTGATAATGAAATAGTTAGAGTTTACAATATGTTGGCAACTCATGCTATTGCTTATTTTTCGCAAGAGTATATTGATATTTGTAAGAGAGTTTCATATCATCATGGGTATGAAATTGAGGATCATTTGGATATTGGATTTGCTGAGATACACAAATTATATAATGTTTATTCTTTTGATGATCCTATTTTTAGGCAGTTTGAATGGAATGCTGTAACAACTGGAAGAATCAGTGAGCATTCATATAATAAAAGGAAAGCACATGTACTTTACGATGCCGTTTTGACAGATGAAGAAAGTTATTATAGAATTGAAAATACTCACTTTAGATCTCCAATAAAACATCTTATTATGAAAAGAGATGTTAGTGGAATACCTGGAATGTTTTTACCTACTAAAATTTTATGAAATCATTAGTAACTGGTGGATGTGGATTTATTGGATCCAATCTTGTAGATCGTCTTGTAGATCTAGGACATGATGTTGTTGTAATTGACAATCATAGTTCTGATGCACATGATATGAAAAAGTATCCGTACATTAATGAATCTGCAGAATATTATAAATTGAATATATGTGATTATGAAAATACTCGATCTCTTTATGATGGAGTTGATTATGTTTTTCATCTTGCGGCAGAGGCGAGGATACCATCTTCTATTGAAAATCCAATACGAGCGGTAACAATAAACGATGCTGGAACTTGTACCGTTTTGCAATGTTCTAGAGAAGCAGGTGTCAAAAAAGTTATGTACTCATCAACATCTGCTGCATATGGACTTAAGAATGAGTTGCCAAATGTAGAAACTCAACCAGAAGATTGTTTGAATCCTTATTCAGTTTCTAAAGTTAATGGTGAAAGACTCTGTAAAATGTATACAGAACTTTTTAATCTACCAACAGTAATTTTTAGATACTTTAATGTTTATGGTGACAGACAACCAAGATCTGGACAGTATGCTCCAGTTATTGGAATTTTTGAAAGATTAAAGGCAAATGGGTTGGCATTGACCATATGTGGTGATGGAAAACAAAGTAGGGATTTTGTTCATGTGAGTGATATTGTAAGTGCTAATATAACTGCAGCGATATCTGATTCCGGAAAAGAGGTATTCGGACAAGTTTATAATGTTGGAACAGGGGTTGCGTTTACAATTAACGAAATTGCTGATATGATATCCGATTTTCAGTGTAACATTGCTCCACGAAAGGGAGAGGCAAAAGAAAGTCTTGCAAACGTAGATAAAATCTATGAAACCTTTGGTTGGAAACCTAAAGTAAATTTAAAAGAATGGATGGTAGAAAGGTATGGACAAAAATAAATCTGTATATAAATTAAAAGGTCTTCCTCCAATATATTATATTAATCTGGATGAACAACCAGAGAGAAAGCAAAGTATTGAGAAACAGTTTAAATATTGGGAGATTGAAAATTACACTCGGGTTTCTGCTTATGATGGTAGAGAAGATGATCTTAGTGATATTCTTAAGGGTAGATATCCTGAAAATATGACTTCTGGTGAAGTTGGATGTACAACTTCACATCTCAAGGCAATAAAAATGTTTTTAGAAACCGAAGAACCATGCGCTTTAATCGTGGAAGATGATGTTGACATCAATATTGCCAGATATTGGGACTTTACTTGGAAAGATTTTTATTCGAAAATTCCATATGATTGGGATGTTGTTCAACTTGCAATTATTTGTACTGGAAATTTGCATGTAAAACTTCATCGCAGATTTGTTAATGATTTTTCTACTGCTGCTTACTTGATTAGTAGACACCATGCAGAAAAAATAGTTAAGCATCATGTTCGAGGTGAAAAGTTTAAACTTGATAATGATGTAAAACCGAGAGCAGTTGCTGATGATTTGATTTACAACTCTGGTGTTACCTACGCTTTACCTTTATTTTTGTACAGAATTTCTTTGGGATCATCTATTCATCCTGAACATGTTGATTATTTTCACAAAGCAAGTCATGATGGATTGAGAAATTTTTGGGAGCAAAATGGTTCTGATATTAAGTTGGACGGTTTGATGGACTATGATCCATATCTTGGAAGGGTAACAGAACCAGGAAATTAGTAAGTATTAATACATCTCAGTCATTGACAAATCTTTATGTTTACTATATAATTATGTTGTAAATCTTTACAAAAGGAAATGACTGTAACTAAAAATGAGTTCGGGCAAATGAATATGTTTGCCAAAGAACCTACGATGTATATGACTAAAGAAGACATGGAGCGTTATGGTTTTGAGCCATATGCCGTTCGTGCTGAGCGTGCAAATGGTCGTTGGGCAATGATGGGATTTGCTGCTGCAGTCATTTCCTATGCTACAAGCGGCAGTCTATTCTTCTTCGGTCTTTTTGGAATCTAATGACTGAATTAATTTTTACACTAACCACCATTGCTTTCTTTTGCCTCTTAGGGTATACTGTTGAACAATTGTCAGAAACATATTAATGAATAAGTTTTATCTTTTTTCTAAAACCTCATGTGGTCCTTGTGCCTTGGTGGACAAGTACTTTAAATCTATTAAGGTTGATACTAGTATGATTGAGAAAATTGATCTTGAAGATTTTAGTGACGTTCCTATTCCTCAGGAAAATCTTGATCTTGCCAAGAAGTATGGTGTAACTGCTACGCCTGTGCTTATTATTACTGATTCTGATGGTATTAAACTTGAGGAAAGAGTTGGTGGCATGGGTATCACACAAAGTATCAGACAACTAGTAGAAACATATGCCTAATCCTAATGCTCTCTATGAAGACATGGAAAAACTCAATGCTCTTTACGAAGAACTCTGCTGGGAGCATGAAGACGAGTTAGTATTCACACACGAAAACGGCAGAGTCATTATTTACAACAAAACGCAAACTGGAGAAAAACAATGAACGAACGCGCAGAACGTATTAATGGTTGGGCAGCGATGATTGGTATCGTTGCAGCAATGGGCAGTTATGCCGCAACTGGTCAACTTATCCCAGGTATCTGGTGATGTTATTGCTTGCTACCATTTTATTGGGAACTTACCTTTTTATTGTAGCTCTTGGTAATAGTGGCGCAGATGATGACGATGACTTTGGCGGGGGTAAAATGATCCCAGCACATAATCATGATTAATTAAAACTCTGCTCCCTATATAAGAAGCAGAGTTTTTTACTATTATGCCAAGAGGACAGTTGAATAGGGATGAGTTAAAGTGCTATGTTTTGAAGTTGAAGCGTCAGATTGATTTGGGTGAAGGATATCCTGGAGAAAAGTCTATGGCACAGAAATATCTAACTAAAGTTTTAGATAGGATTGAAGAATATCGCTATTGACTAAATATTAACATCCCAATAAAATTGGGAAGAGATCCCCCAAGATAAATTCATTCGAGAACTTTAAGAATTAAAATGTAGAATTTATTGTTGGAAACAAGTATTTGCGTATGTCAAATTTAACGAGAGATGTATTAATCAAAACCATAGTTTCTGAGGAAATGCAAGGAGCAGGTGGTGATGACTATACAAAACTGTTAAAAGAACTAAAACACAAATGGGAACATGCATCAAGTGAAGAATTGTGTAAGCGTTACAATCAAATCAAACAAATAGTTGCAGTCACAGTAGATCAATTGAATCCATAAATAAACGTGAACTGCTATACTCATAATGGCAATCATTACGGAAGAACCCAAAGAATCTCCAAAGGGGGAGGTTAAAGAGGTAGAAAAGAAGCAGGGTCCATTCGCAAAACTTAGAGAAGCTGCTGGGGATAGCGAGGAACACCTTGCCGTCCTTAGCACTTTCGTGCGTCTTGGGATCCTTGTTTGGTCTGGCAGCATTCTCACCCTTGCTTACATTAAGTTGCCGCCCGCACTTGGCATCCCCGAGCAGAAACTTGACCCAACTTTCATCGCGTCTGTCTTTACTGGGGTGCTCGCTACCTTTGGCGTCCAGACGGCAAAGAAGAATACTGACGGAACGTATAAGTCACCTGGCGGCGGTGTCTCCAAAGCAGATCTTGAGAAACTCATTGCGGCGGCAGCGCAAACGGCTCCATCGCAAACGATTCGTATTGAACAAGCCCCGCTTCAGATTACTGGCGTGGCACCCGACAAGAAAGGTGGCGAACCACCTGTAATGCCAACTATATAAACCTAAAGTTAGGAATCGCTAATAATATACTACTTAAAGTTCTTGAAGATTACTACATAAACTAGTTGCAAATACCTAATGAAGTTTCTTTTTGCACTGTTCGCCACTCTCTTCTTTGCCCTTCCTGTTTGGGCAGTAGATGTTCAGATGGGTGCCAATGGCAACCTTGTTTTTGATCCAGCAGAAGTCACCATTGCTGCTGGTGAGTCAGTCCACTTCATCAATAACATGCTCCCTCCCCACAATGTCGTGGTGGAAAATCACCCCGAGTTGTCACACGAAGGTCTTGCTATGTTACCAGGCGAAGACTTTGAGTTGACATTTCCTGAGGTAGGAGATTATACTTACTGGTGTGGTCCCCACAAGGGGGCTGGCATGATCGGTACTATTCACGTTAACTAACTATGGCATACAATGTTACTCTCCAATCTCCCGATGGGACCGAAACTATTATTCAGTGTGAAGGAGATCAATACATTCTTGAAGCAGCAGAAGAAGCAGGTGTTGACCTTCCTTCTTCATGTAAAGCAGGTGCTTGTTCTGCTTGTGCAGGAAAACTCATCTCTGGCACCGTAGATAATGAGGAGCAATCGTTCCTGGATGATGATCAACTCGCTGATGGTTGGGTACTCACTTGTGTAGCATATCCGACTAGTGATTGTGTGATCCTGACAGAACAGGAAGAGAACCTGTGAGTCACAACAACGAACCTATGCCTGCTTGGGTTGCCTGGGCAGGTGTAGGATTGATGATCTTTACGGTCATGATTTTTGTTATCTTCACACTTTCTGTAATTTACTTTGGATAACATGATTAGCACAATATTTGTTTTTAGTTTTACACTGCTCTTATGTTGGGCAATGGAGACTACATTCCCTACAGGCACTAAAGGAATCAAACGTTACTGACAATGAACCACGCTGATCACACAACCTACGAACACATTATTCATATGTTACTCTGTTGTCTTGCTGGTCTAGGTATCGGCACCCTAGCAGTCTGGGGATATCAAAAAATTAAAGAAAATAAAAATCATAACCCATGAAAAATCCATTATCTTTTGTAAAAAATACAAGGCAGACTTATAGAAAAGATTTGCAAAAGAATATTACTGAAGTTCAAGTTCAATTTAACCATGAAAATCCAGCTTGGATTCCGTATGAGACTCTTCTAGCAATTCAGGATAGAGTATTATGAAAGTAGGATTAATTGGTTTGGGAAGAATGGGTGAGGGTATGTCTCGCCGCATGAGATCCAGAGGCAATATCGAAGTCTGGGGTTACAGAAGAAATTATGCAAAAGCACAAGAAGCATATGAAAGTGGATATGTGGACGGCGTTACAACTGACATTGAAAATCTTGTTAAAGTAGTAAAGTCCAAAAAGAATGGTGGAACCTCTCCTGGTGTTTTTATGATGGTTGTACCAGCAGAAACAGTAGAGGAGACGATCAATGAGTTACTACGATATTGTCGTGAAGGCGATATTATTATTGATCATGGCAATAGCAATTTTAAGGACAGTAGGAAAAGAGCAGAGCGCCTTGCAAAATTGGGCATCGCGTATATTGACTGTGGCACTAGTGGTGGTGTTTATGGTTTGGACCGTGGATACTGTCTTATGGTTGGTGGCGGAGATACTGCGGTCGCCACTTGTGAAAGCATTTTTGATGCCCTCGCCCCAGGAATTGATGCTGCCCCCAGGACTCAACCTAACTCATGGGTAACACAAGCAGAGAAAGGTTGGTTACATTGTGGTGGACCAGGAGCAGGTCATTTCGTTAAGATGGTTCATAATGGAATTGAGTATGGTATAATGCAAGCCTATGCCGAAGGATTTAATATCCTCCATGAAGCAAACGCTGGTGCCAAGTATGTCAAAGCAGGAGACGCAGAAGTCGCCCCAATGGACAACCCTGCCGATTATTGTTACGATATTAATGTTGCTGAGGTGGCTGAGCTTTGGCGTCGTGGTAGTGTTGTTGGGTCTTGGTTACTTGATCTTACCGCTGATGTTTTACGGAATAACAAACACCTCACTAATTTCGATGGGGGTGTCTCCGATAGTGGCGAAGGTCGCTGGACTGTCCATGCTGCTGTGGATCTTGGCGTACCCGCTCCTGTCATCAGCACTGCGCTGTATGAGCGTTTTAACTCACGCCGTCTTGGCGCTTTCGCGTCCAAGATTTTGAATGGAATGAGATTTATGTTTGGAGGACATCACGTAAGGTAATGGAACATCTGTTAGGAAAAGCACTCATTATAGTTGCAATACCTTTTGTAATCGCTACACTTTACTTTGGCGCTAGAAAGGGTGGATACTATGACACCGATATGTACAACGGAAATGGAACCGCTCACTAAGAGGCGGTACTGGTTTGCTATGTCATCGTTTGCTAGAATGTATACTCCATCAAAGGTGACACAAGAAATGTCTGATTTTTGTTTAGGTTGGGCACTACATGAGGATGAAGCACCACTAGACTGTTTAAATCACGTAGACAGATACTTTGGAGAATTATGGAAGAAGAACTTAAACGTTTAAAATTAGAAATTCAATTCTTAAAAGATAAAGTTGATCGATTGGAAAGAGAATCAATTGGGCAATCAAATGAACTTTATGAATTGATGATTATTATAGAACAAAAAGAATGGGCACATCCAAAGTCTTGCGTTCATAATTCAGACCCTTGGGAAACATGGAAGTCCAAATAGGTATACTTATTTTCATGTGTAGTTTTGGAGTATTTTTATTTGTAGTATCACTTTTTGAATAATGCACGAACTAGGACACATAGCAAGAATAGTAATGGAGCGCCCATGGTGTTTAGGCATCATGGGATTCTCTTTGGTATTTGTCCCTATCTTAGGAATGTGGGCTGTCCATAAATACCATTGGGAGCATTGGGAACCTTTCTCTGGCAAGCACAAATGAATCCAGATGAGAAGAGAGAGTTCTATAAAGGACTCAGGGAAAGAATTGAACAATTAAGAATGGGTCATTTGTTTGAGGAACCATGCCCCATGTATGAACCCGAATGGGATGAAGATCTTTGGGATTGTAGATTAAGTTACGATCACGATGAGGAAAATGACTAAGACAATTATTTTAATTGGATGTTTTTTGCCATTAATTATTATCTACATAGTAATGAAACTATCTGTATGGATTGCTGCTGTTAATACTGAACAAGAGTATGTCAGAGAAGATGCCAAACGACCACATGGACCCTACTTGGAAAATCCATATGGAGACGTTGACGAGGAGGAAGAGGAGTATGGAAGTAAAACAGATTATCGATAGTGCTCTGTTCGAATACTATTCTGAAAAAGGATTACCAGTTCCTAACTGGAAACAAAACAAAGATCCTCAATGGTGGATTGATTATTTACAAAGTTTAAAGGAAAATTTATGAAACTATGGATGCTTGGTAATCGTTTCACAACAGAGATGTATGAACGTGAACGATTTGTCGAAGAAGCTGCTATATATGATATAGATTTCTCAGTAGTTTTTGCTGATGAAATCGATTTGATTGTCTCTAGAGATGACCGTAAGTCCATTAGATTTCGCAATGATATTGTTGCTCTCCCAGACAGTTTACTTGCTCGTACTGGGAGCGGTACTGGTTACTTTAACCTATCTGTTCTCAGACAGTTTGAACGATTAAACGTACCGACACTACCAAACTCTGCTTCGATTGAAGCATCGAAGGATAAGATGTATGCTAACCAGATTCTGGCACAAGCAGGACTTCCTATTCCCAAGACGATGCTGACTAGGTTTCCTTGTAAGGCAGAGTTAGTTGATAAAGTAGTAGGATTTCCTTGTGTCCTTAAAGTTGTAACTGGGTCACATGGAGCAGGTGTATACCTCTGCGAAAACGCAAAGCAATTTGAAGATCTTTCTGAACTTATTTCTTCTATTGACTTCAAAGCATCAATGATTATTCAAGAGTATATCTCACACTCTGAAGGTCGTGACCTAAGAGTTATTGTTATTGGCGGTAGAGTTGTCGGTGCTATGCAACGCAAATCTACTGACGGTTCATTTAAAGCCAACATTTCCCGTGGAGGTCAAGGGGAAGCATACGATGTCGATGACGAAATGGAAATGCTATCAATTCAAGTTGCAAAAGTTCTTGATCTTGATATTGCTGGTGTTGACTTATTATTTCATCCTGATGGATACCGAATCTGTGAAGCAAACTCCTCGCCAGGATTCAAAGGATTTGAAAAAGCTTTAGGAATAAATATTCCGCAGAAAGTCTTTGATTACGCAAAAATGCGTTCCAATGTGCCATGAAACACGAATTTCAATATCAATGGGGAGGAGAAGATATGTGGTATCACAAAGCAGAGAGATGGGCGAACAAACAAAAGTTCCCCATCAATCATCTTGCTCTGGGATTTATTACTTGGTTGAAGGAGAAGTGGATAGAAGGTAAAGTTGAAATGGAGATGCAGTCTGTTGATAAACAGGCAGAAGAAATCAAGAAACAATGGGAAGAAGAAGAGAAACAAGAACCAATTGTTGAAGTTAAAAAATCAGAAGTAGAAGGACTTGATGATATTCGCATCAAAGCACCTTTTAGTGTTGATGGTGATTGGAATGATATTGAGTTAAATCATAAGAAGTGGCGATGAGAGATATAAACGATCCTGTTTGGTCTGTTATTATTATTATTCTGTGTGGATTAGCATTTACGTTGTATTGTGTGATATATATACTTAGACTATCGTACAAGGAATTACAAGAAGATGGCCAAGTCCGCGAACAAGGGCAAGAAGGGTCAATCGAAGCAGAATCAAGGGAACGCGACTGCAAAAAAAGCTAAGAACGGAGGCAAGAAAAAGTAATGGGATTAATGACACCACCCAGCAGGAAGTCCTGCTACAATTTTCGCGTAGTCGAAATTAATAGAGTTCTTGATGGAGACACCATTGATGTCACCATTGATCTAGGATTTGATCTCTATAAGAAAGAAAGAGTTAGGGTTGCTGGGGTAGATACTCCAGAGAAACGCACCAAAGACGAGGAAGAGAAGGCACTTGGTTATGACGCAACACACTGGTTGGAAGAAAAACTTTCTGCTGCTATTGCGGGTGAAGAAGACCTTGTTATTAGGACTGAGCTTGTTGGTGGTGTCGGCAAATATGGTCGTCTACTTGGGTGGCTTTATATCGGGGACGCAGAACTCTCCCTCAATGAGCAAATGATAACAGAAGGCTACGCCTGGTCTTACGATGGCGGAACCAAGCAAAAAGACTTTGAGGAACTCAGAGAGATTCGTAGAGCACACGGAACTCTTGTGGAGTGAGGTATTGAAATGTTACTCGCAATGTTTATTATTGGTCATATGGAAATCGGTGGTGGATACTGCCGCACAGACATGATGATATATGATAATTCTATTACTATGGAATATCCATGTGAGTATTATCCAGAACTTCTTGAATTAGATAAAGAAATTCGGAAGTTATATCCAGAGGTTTAAAATGCAAAAACTTATTAACGTAATCGCCCTTCTGTCGGGTCTAACATCTGCTGCTCTTATTGGTGGCAGTGCATATGTGCTTCTTAATAAAGATGCGCTTATTGAGCAAGCAAAATCGGCAGCAACAAAAGCAGCAACAGAGTCTATTTCCAAAGAACTCCCTGGCATGATCAGTGGTGCTATGCCAGAGATGCCTAAGATGACTGGTGGTGCCCTACCACAATCAACAGGGATTCCTAAATCGCCCTTCTGAAAATGAAAAAGACCGATGCCCCAGAGACTAAAAGATCTCCAGTAAAGACCACTGCCATTGTGCTTGGTGTTGTTTTTGGTGTAGCTCACATTGGTGTGCTCGGTCATCTACTGAATGCTGTTCGACCGCAGTATCCAGTAATCAATTTCCCTGGTGGTGACTACTCTTCCTATAAGGTGG